GGCTGTTTGGAACTGAACACGGATCATCTTACGCAGTCGATGTCGTAACGGAAAGTCCAGTTGCAGCGATTGTCTCAGGTGGAAAAGGTCCGTACACATATCTTTGGCTTGCTGACACTGGATTTGATTTCGCAACTGAAGGCATTTGGCCTAGTAGTCCGACAGGAGCATCGACAGCATTCTCAGCTCAACTGGAATCGCCGTCGACAGGATTTTCAAATTGGCTCAGAGCCATCTGCCGAGTCACAGATTCTGAGGGTACGGTTGTCAACTCGTCCCCTGTTTCGGTCTTTTTAACGGCGTCTTTCGACACTTTTGAAATCGACCTTAGCACTCAATGGCTGATGGCTATTGGAGACACGACACTAGTCACATCTGATCCTGTGACCGCAACTGTGACTGGTGGTAGCGGAAACTTTACCTACCAATGGAACGTCGAGACTGATGACGTTCGAATTTCTGCAGACACACCGACCGCTGCCGACACCACAATTTCAGCCACAGGGCTTTCGTTGAACGAGTCCGTGCTAGTCGGCGTGAACCTTACTGTGACTGACACGGACACAGGAAACATCGTGTTTTCAGACTGGGTTCAGGTGATCCTCATGGCAAATTCTTGACAGTTGTTCTTAGCCCGATCGGAATTATCCGATCACTAAAAGTCCACCTCGGTGGCAAAACAACTATGAATCAGAATGGAATCGAGCTCCAGGTGCTCGTTGAAGGTAAACCTGTTCGTGAGTTCGGCTGTGAAGGTCGAACCATCGTGGAAGGTCGCAAAGGCTTTCCCTTTTCGGTTAAGGTTAAAAATAACCATCCGATCCGGGTACACGCAATCGTTCTTGTTGACGGCGTAAGCGTAGTCTCTGGAACTGGAAAGATCGATCGAGGTTATATCCTTGAGCCTTACAGCTCGTACGAAATCAAAGGATGGCGCAAATCCTTGGATGACGTGGCGTCGTTCGTGTTTGAAACCACAGACAAATCCTACACCAAAGCAGTCAAAGGGACATCGGCTCAGTGCGGTGTGATTTCTGTGGTTGCATACTCGGAAAAGGAACGCGTGATCAAGAAAGTGGTTGAAGTGGAGAAGCATATTCACCACGATCACTATCATGAGCCGTACTATTGGGGAGATCCGTGGTACTATCCTCGTCCGTACCGCCGTCCGATCGTTATGTTTTCGTCCGCGGATGGCTGTCTTGGATCTAACGGTCCACAAGGATGCAATGGAGCTAACGCTGGATCGGCTTCAGCTGGATTGAACCAGGTGTATTCGGCCCATTCAGTGAATCTGGAGAAAGAAGTAGACATGAGCAGCGTTTTCCACATGAACGCGTCTACAGGAGAAACTCAGAAGCCTGAAACGTTTACGTCTTCAAGCATGAACCTGGGAACGTCTTGGGGTGCGAGTCAGGCAGATTCAGTTCGAGAAACTCACTTTGAGAATGGAAACGTGGTGGCAACCATGGAGCTCTACTACACCGATTCAAAGGGCTTGAAAAAGCTCGGTATCGACGTGTCTAAAGCTCCAACTTTGGCCAAAACGTCTGGGTTTCCAACCGGTTTGACCGGCTTCTGTCAGCCTCCGTCGTTCGAGTACGCCAACGAGCCGGAAGTTGTTGGCAAGTCCAAGAAGCGGCGCTAAGGTCTCGGTGTCGTCGGCTGTAGGTATGGAAGACGCCCATGGCCACATCCGACGACACACTTCGCTACGTTAAGTTCGACTACGATAGCCATTTGGACGCTATCATCCAGCGTACCCGGTCTCGTTATCCGGGTATTTGGAATGATTTTCAAACCGGAAGTTTTGGACGTCTTCTCCTGGACGTCATCGCCTTCTCAACGTCCTCCACAGCCTTCCTTTTGAATAGAGCTGCGGCCGAGAATTTTATCTCGACCATGACTTTGAGGGAATCTGCTGTGCGTGTGGGTTCGTTGGTCGGGTATAAACTCAGAGGACCTGCTCCAGCGACCGTTGCTTGCGACACTTCACTTTTCTCTGCCGCTGCTGCTGACGTTTTGATTTCGAAAGGAACGCCCGTTCGCACAGCGGACAACCTTCTGTCTTTCGAGGTCGACAAAGACTATACCATCTCGGTCGGCAACATTACTCCTCTTCGGACAGTCGTCCAATTTAATCCCAACCAAACTGGAACGAGCATTCTTCAGACGTTAGTTCAGGTTTATGCCGGAAAGAACTACGCCGATCTTCTTGACACGACGATCAACGTGAACGATTACGCTGAAGTCGGTCAGCTGTTTAGACAGACTAATCCTACCGGAACTGAATATCAAATTTCCGATTTCGGTATCGGACCAAATGCCCCTGCCAAAAATCGAATTCTCTTTGCTCAAGTTTGGGCTGGAGCTGACGCGATCATCACAGCCGAAATTATCGACCGATCCATCAACTTAGTCCAAGGTCAAACGATCGTCGAACAATTTGTCACCTCAGCTTCCACTGTCAAGAATTTCACGATCAAACTTGGCCGCACTCCAGTAATCGACAACTCAGTCGAAATCAAAGTTAATGGCGAAGATTGGTCCCAAGTGGATTCTCTCTATACTACGGAATCGTCAGACAGCGTTTACGAAGTCACGACACTACCGTCTGGTTCGACTATCGTGGAATTCGGCGACGATACGTTTGGCCGAACGATTCCCACCGATGCCACGCTGGTTGTCACCTATCGTGTCGGTGGAGGAACGTCCGGAAACGTCCCATCTGGCGCGATTAATACGACCTTGGTCGGTTTGATTCCGTCTCTATCGAATCCAATCAACGTCAATGTCTCGAACAGTCGACCAGGATTTGGCGGCCTTGACGCCGAAACCCTTGAAGAAGCCAGAGCAAACATCCCTGCTTTTACCCGAGCCGGTGGACGAGCTGTAACTCTCGACGATTATCAAGCGTTGGCGAGTGGTTTTTCTGATCCAAAGTTCGGTCAGATCCGGTACGCGTTGGCATTCACACGGGCTGAAAATGACTTTCTCGAACGGAATATCGTGGTTGTGACAGCTTGGACCAGCGGAGTCAATGGATCTCTTACCCCGGTTCGTGGATCTCTCAAAGCAGCCTTGCTCGCTTACCTTCAGGCGAAAGCGGTAGGAACCGACTACGTGATCCTGTCTGACGGCACAACCAGGCCATTGCCGGTTTCAATCCGGTTCAAGGTACTTCCTGGAGTTGATGTCAATGATGCCACCGACAGCCTTCTCGCTCAGATGCAAACCATTGTTGCCCAGCTTCGTCCTGGCAATGGACTGATCTTTTCTGATTTCGTTCGGTCATTGGACGAGGTTCCTGGCATCGATTCTCTTAACATCGCCACGCCGATCAGCGATCTATATCCGTCCACTCAGGACGAGCTGTTCACAGCACCGGATCCTGAATTCGTCTACAGTTTGGCTCTGCAGTCGTCAAACACGACAGACAACTCGTACACAGCTTCCTTCCCAGTTTCTCCGCTGACTCCGTGGGCATTCCAATTGTTTCTTGGCGGATCAAAACTCGAAGTTCTGCCGGATGCCGTCCCGGGATTTGCCTTAGTTTCAGGCGGAAACCTGTCTACGACAGTTCAGTCTAAGGTTAATTTGCTCGCCGGCAGTGGCACGTTCTCGGTTGACGGCGTACCAGGAACACTGACGATGAAGCTGAATCCTGCGATTGGCTACGCAAGAGAGCGTACGATTTCGATCTACATCGGCTATCGAGCTGATGGAGACTCTCAACAGAAACGGCGTGAAATTCGTGCAGCTCTTCGTTCGTGGATTTCTGGATTCCCTCCTGGAGCTTCGATCTTTGCAGAATCTCAGGCGAATGTTGCTGCGTCTAACTCCAATGTTACTGACGTCGTGCTTAACGTGACCGGTGTGGTTGAGGTAACTCGTGTCTCGTTCGAAACTGCTTCCAATCCGTCTCCAAGAATCGATCTCGATCAGTTTGAACTGGCTCGATTCGACAACATCTACTTAAACAACATTTCGGATTGATCGGCGGTACGATTTGACCACGTTTTTCATGAAGTTCGCATGAGCTCTCATGACTGGACTAAATGGAGATTTTCGTTGAGCAAGTAGTCCAGGGATACGAAGAAATCCATTCTTGACAAGGCTTTTGGGCGCCGACTTTTTGGAATAACGATAAGGAGTCTCATCCCGCATGGAATGATAATCTTGCCAGCGTCTTTTCCATGCTTTTTCGATAGCAGCTTGCTCACTGAGATAGTCAAATCCGTTGCACCAGCAGTTGGTACCAGCGAATCCTGCCCATCCGTCGTTTCCTCCTGTTGAATAGGTGTTGGAAAGCGATATGGTTACCGTCGATGTATCTTGACTAGACGGTATTCCCATTCCTCCTGTCATCGGTATAGGTCTGTCAAAGTCATCGACATGGCGCGTGTGAAGAAGCTGTTCGACCACTAACGATTTGTGGTAAGACTGGAGAAGAAGCTCGGTTAATAGGCTTCTTCGATCATCGAGGGTAACGATACTGATCACTTCAAAGCTGGAGCCGCTGGTTTTGTTTTTGCTGCGTTGTACGCATCCTCAACTTTTTTCATCTTCTCGACAACCTGTTCAGGAGTCACGGTAAGTATCGGCTCGCACACGACTTGAGCGGATCCTCGTGGACATTTATGCCGAGGAAAGTCGTTGAACGCCTGACAAGCGGAGAATCTGCACGATTCTTTGTTCCAAATGGCAAGATCCATGTACTCCTTGTCGTACCCGAGTCGGTGCCACGGAGACACAGGACCCCAGATAGAAATCGCCGGAACTCGAAAAGCTTGGGCAACATAAAGCATGCCGGAATCAAGAGTCACGGCAGCGACTGCCCGAGAGATCAATCCAGCAGCAACTCGAATTGGAGTCGCTCCTGTTAGATTGACCACGTTCGAACCGAGACTGTCGAGATGTTGCATGAACGTCCCGTAAGACATGTCAGTTGCCGGTGCACGAGA